GTTAGAACATCAGTAGAACTAAATAGTAAATTAATTTGCCCTATTTACTATTCAAATGATTTGTATCAATTGAATGATGTGAGTGATCTAAATTCAGAAAATGACGTGTTAATTATTTCTTCTGCTTCATTAGAAGGTCTAAATTTCCATTATTCTATTATCAAACCAATCTTTGATGACTCAAGGTTTTATAATGTGATAGATAATATTGCTAGAATAGATTTTGATGTTTATGAGAGTTGTGTCTTGACTTCAACTAGCAATGAGATAATTTTCGAGTTTGTGAAAGTTGAAAAAGCTTTGAAATACTTTTCTTATAAACATAGCTCTGAAATAGTATCACTAGTTGATCATATTCCTGATTACTGTCTGTACTGGCTTTGTGACAATAATACAGTAATTTATGATTTGATTTTCTCAGCAGATTATCTTCCTTATATACAATCAGCAGTTTCATCTAAAATTGATATCAAATTAGACAATCACAAAAGTTTTGATGATTACTTATCTGAAAATAATATTAATAATATAAATTTAGAATCTTTTATCGACAGAAGAGTTAATCAAGCAAGATCTTATTTTGACAATTATGAACCTAACAATTTACATACAAAATTGAATGATGAGACTAGAATCAGAAATTATAATTATCAAGAGAGGTTAATTTTATACCAGAGCAATCTAACAAATGAACTTAGAAGATCTATTATACAAAGACATAGATATGGAATAAACACTGATAATTTTGTAAATAACAAACATGAAGTGAGTTTGATAAATTTATCAGAGTTATCAATCTACTTATCTGTCGATTTGGAACATCAGAATAAAGATTTCTTTGAACTAAATAAGACGCTTTATATTTATAATAAGAAGAGCTTCTTTCATAATAAATTTCTTAATGACAAGTTTTTAGAATCTAATTTATTAGAACTTACAAATAAACTATATAAAAATAAATTTGATAAAATGACAGAAAATGAAGAGAACAAGATAAATAAGGTTTTTAAAAACGATAATGTTAAGTTCAATTACTTTGAAAAGAAAAACCTGGCAAATATCTCAAATGCTATAGATAGAATGAGTTTAAAACCTGTTAGTAATAAAGAATTTGTCAATTCATTCATTAGAAAATTCGATGATTTTGTAACTGATGCACAATCCTTTTCACAAGATTATCTTATAAGGTTTCTAGAAGAATTTTTTAATGATGAGATTAAACACTGTTTTAATTTATCAGAATTGTTAAGATCTTTTAGTTTAGAAATAAATAAATTGAGGAAAAGCAAAAATATAAAAAGGGGTGATTACGGAAGTAAAACGTATCTTGATAATTCAAATATATCAAATATTTTTTTAGTTTCAAAGGAATTTAGTAATAAATTATCAGATAACTCCAAGATAAGTTATTTCTTTTTGTACCCTTATCAAAATATGGGATTAGGTGATCTAAATCAGTTTGAAAATGTTTATCTACATTCTAATTTAATAACTGAAGATTTAAACCTAATAGTATACAAATCAAATCTTTTTTATAATTTAATGTTAATTATAATTTCTCTCAGTTTATCATCCAACTTAAATATCATTGACATAAGAAAATATTTTTTGTCACTGTTTTGGTTAAACTTCAACTCTTCATCAACTTGTACAAAAAATTTGTTATCCTTTTCTAAATTCTCTAACGTAATCTGTGTCTCTAGCCATAACAGCTTTGAAAATCTAGTGGATAAATATTTGATAAAAAATATCTATAAATCTGATATTCAATATCTTGTGTCTCAGTTGAATATAGATAGTTTTGAGAATAACATGCTTTCATCTTTAGGTAAAGATTTTAGAACTTTTGAACCCAAATTATCTTCTTACTTCTTTTCAAATCTTAGTATGTTCAATTTTATTAAAATAAACACTTTATATAATTTGGTTTACAAAAGTGTAACGAAATATTCTCATGATTTGAATCTATTCTTGAAGACAATTATCCAAAATAATAAAAAATTAATGAGTTCAAAATTTAGAACTAATAATTTCAATAATTCTGAAATCAATAATTTTAATGAAGAAGACAAATTTTATTCTCTAGATGCACTCTTCTGCTCATCCTATCTATTCAAAGAGGAACTAATCAATGGAGGAAAGGATATCGATCTCAATAAGTTTGAAGAATTTATTTCATCAGAAATAAAGATAAATTTTGATAGCAACTTTATTAACAGCAGAAAAGGATGCGATAAATTAAATAATAAATATGTGAAAGAGATGAATGTTATAAATACTTTAGAGATTTTGAAAGACTATGATCTAGATTCTGATATTAGTCCAGAAATTATTTATCAAGATGTTCTTAATGGTAGATTTGGCTTCGATCTATTCAATATACTTAGTAAGAAAGAGCAACATGAAACAGACAGAGAAATCTATGAAATGAATTTCGTCTTAAAGGTTATGACTTCTTATGTTCAATATGTTTTTAAGTATCTCAATTTTCATTCAGACAGAGAGATGGTTGTCCGATCTCAAAGTTACAAACTGAAGCAATTAAATTCTGTATCCAATGTAACATCAACAATATCAGAAAATGAATATATTTTCATGTATAATGGTGATATGTCGAAATGGTCAGGTCAAGATATCTTTGAGAAATACAAACCTTTAGTTGATATCTTATACTATTTTAGGCTGATAAATCTTAATATATATAACAATCTTAAAACAATTCTGAACATATATAGGAGTACTTATACTATAATAAAACATAGTGAGAATGATAGGGAGATATTTTCTAACACTGAGATCATTGATGATAAAACTAGAAAGATTCAAATACTTTACAGTTGGGAGCAAGGTATTTTTCAGAATATGTCTTCTTTTGTTCATCAATTGGAACAATTATATAGAAAAAAATTGTTGAATCTACCACTATCAATGTTGCAATTAGTTCATTCGGAT